TGCGTTTGTTGGCCGCAATTGCAACGCCGAGTATTTTGATGCTCCGCGTGATTCGCCGCGAAATACGAAGTCGCCTTGCGTGTCTACCACTGACACCCGAAAGGTCATGGACGCATTATCCGCACCAGAGTTCCAAGCAATTCGTCCATCCTCTCGCAAGCTCATGAGCGTCCGGTCAGCGGAATCGACCCACGTCCAGTTCACGCCGCCGTCGCTGACCGTTCCGCTGGTGTGCGTTGGCCCGGTTGCTCCGGTGGTTCCGGCGGTCGCCGAAACGTATACCTGCGATGTCGGCCCGACGCGATACGTTCCGATGGTGATGACCTGGCCAGACGCCCAGTATTCCCAGTTGTTTGCGATGGCGACCCACGGAGCAAGCGAACGCCATGTTCGCTCCCACATGTCTATGCTAGAAATCTTGCGATAGCCTTCAAAGGCAGCACCTCTAAATCCGCCGCTTGCAACCTGTCCAGTATTCCATTGAATTGCTGCCTGCCTCGCTGCGGCAGACGCCGTCCCTGCGGTTCCGAAGTTGTTCAGCGTAAGTACCGGGAAGTGGCCGCTGTTGATCGCAAACGTCGTGTCATCGGCAGCGGTGTCACGCGACGAAATCCCGATGTGCTTGGTGTACGAAAAGTCGTTGATTACAGAGTAATCAACCAACACGACGTCTACCGGGAATGTCGCGTCGGCAAGCAACGCGGCACGATCAAACTTGACGTTATAAGGGATTTCAATCAACTTCTGGCCGCTGTTGATTGCCATGCTCAAAATGGCAGCGGTGTTGTCTGTCACTCCATCGGCTACCGCCCCAAAGTCCTTTACGCTCACGACATCGCGGAGCTTGTCGAGCGCGGTGCGCTGCGTCGCGCCGGAGCCGGCTGCGAGGAACGTGACCTGTTCAGAGGTTGGCTTGGTTTGAGGCATATGGATGCTCAGCAGTCGGTGGCCGTGGCGAACTCGGGCAGCGTCTTTAGATGCGAATATGCCTGCGAGAAGACCGCAGGGCCGTCATGGTCGGTTTGAAACCGGAATCCATGCGACTTGATTACTAGGCCATCGCGGTCAACATGGTGCCAGGAAACGACGGCGATGGTATGCGTCTGCGTGCAATTGATGCCGGAAATGCGTGCATAGGCATCCAGTTCGGTTGGGCCGACGAAATTGACATCATGGATGATCGTTGTTCTTAATGCCATTGGTTCCTCAAATCTGCGTCCAGCGTCCGGTGTTTAGGTTGTACATGAACCGATATGCTGCATTTGCCGCAAGCGTCAGGTTTGCAGCTCCGGTCATGTGAAAACTTCCAAGCCCGCCTGACGCGTGTGCTAGCGTGAGGTTGCCATCAGTCGGGATCAATGTGATTTCCATTCCGGTTGCGAAATTTGATAAGGATGACGGCGGATAGTTGAGCGTGTTCGTCACGGTCTGCGCTGACGGCGTTGTCAGGTAGAGACGCGAATACAGGCCGCCGCCTCCGTTGACGAGCGCGTTCTGAATGATGGCGGTCGAAACCGTGATTGACTGGTTCTGCTGTGCCAATCCATACGAGCCAGAGCGAACATCAAGTGTCGCTAATGCGGTCGCATGCGAAAGATGGACGCCGCCAATCGTGATGTATGGAACAGTCGTTGGGTTTCGATACAAACCAAACTGGGATGGAATCCTGCATCGAGTGTTTTGCGAACCGATGGCAATTGTCGAAACGGTTTCGCCTCCGAAACTGTTGTTCACAATCTCAACATCGCCGATGCTTCCAATGTCGATGCAATGGTTGATTGAGGTCGAACCAGAAGGAGATCCGACGTTGTCACGGATTGTCGCCGAGGTCGCCGATGCTGCTCCTCCGGTCACTCCTTGTCCGACCCTGATATACGATCCGATCGGATTCTCAAGATTGTTGCTGAACGCATAAATGTTAGTTGCAAACGTTGATTCTGATTCCTCGCCGGCCAAGATGAGGTATCCGGAAGATTCAATCGCATTTGATTGAAGCGTTGCAGTGCCGCGCTCGACTTGAATTCCAGCAAACACTTGCCCTGACAGGTAGTTGCAATCAACGTATGCGACTGTGCATTTATTCAGGTACATCGCGCCCTTGGTCGATGAACCGCACCCAAGCATCAGGCAGTTTGAAACCCTCGGTGCGTTGCAGTTGTCAAGCGTCAGTCCAGGAGATCCAGCTCCTCCAACCGTGTTGTAGACGCAGATCGAATTGACTTCCGGGTGGTGTGCGTATGAGATCGTCATTCCGCCGGTTGCGCCGCTTGAGAAATACAGCATGAAACCGGAGAACAACCCGCGATACTGGTAGGTTCCAATCGGGGACTGGAGCGTTAGCCCGGTCGTGACCGATGCGCCAGTAAACCTGAGAACGCTCTGCTCAAAGTGCTTGCCTTCTCCGATGATCCCGAATGAGCGTCCCGTACTTGGTGCCACCGGGACAGTGATGTTAGACGTGATCTTGTAATTGCCGCTAGGTATGAACAGCGTCCTGCTGTTGGTGTTGCAGAATGCGAGGGCGGCATTGAGTGCTGCCGTGTCATCTGCAACGTTGTCTCCGACAGCACCAAAGTCCTTCAGGCTAACAACATCACCAAACTTGCTCGCCGCGCTGCGTGCGACCGCGCCCGTACCGCTCGGCGTGTAAGTGACGAGGTCCGCGCTGGTGCTGCCGATGTTGCTCGTCAGGAAGTTCACGAACTCGATGTTGTCGGTCCCGGCCACCGGAGCAGCCGAGAACGTCAGCGTCGTGCCGGCAATCGTGTACGTGCTGCGCTGCTGATACACGCCACCGATGTAGACCTGGGCGCTGTTGCCGAGCGCGCCCGGATCGCTTGCCAGCGTGAATACCGTCTGCGACCCGGTGCCGCTGAAGACCTGCCGGGTAATCGTGGCTGGCGCACCGCTCGAGCCAGCCGTGACCACCGTCGGCTCGCCACTAGCGTCGAAGGCCAGGAATGAGTTTGCCCGCTGGGCCGCCGTCGGCAGCTCCATGTTCAGGTTCAGGCCGTCGCTGATCGGGGTCTTGATTGACCGCGTCAGATCATCGGCCATCTGCTGAATCTGGATCGTGGACCTGTCAAATGAATCAGTAATGACCTCGGGATAAAACCCACCCTGATTGGTCAGGTCCGTTGGCTGGAGGTTCGCGATGTCAGATGTCAGGGTCAGCGTGAAACCGGTGGCAAGCGCGCCAGCAGTCAGCGTCACGCTGCCGCCCGGGTTGGTGTTCTGGTTGCCGTTCAGGCTCACCGTGTAATCGGTGTTCAGGACCAGCGTCGCCTCGACGCCAGTGCTTGTGGTTAGCTTGATGACATCAAGATCCGCAGCGGAAAACACCTTGAACGTGAACGGAAACACGGATGCCGTGCCGTTCCCGATGAATGGTCCTGCCGTTCGGACTGTGCTGCTAATCGTCATCCAATCGACTCCTAGAAGGCTTGAGGAAACCTAGATTCAACGTGATCCAGTACGGGCACCATCAACGCCGCACGCCTGTTGCAGGAGCAAGGACGTTCTCTGTCTCGCCCTCGTATAGCGCATCCAACCCATCCAGCGTGCGGTTGATCTGTGCAGATGGCAGGCCAGTAAACGCGCCGATGAGGTTGACGGCAGACTTTCGGAATGCCTTGTCGAATTCGCCCTGGCTTGCCTGCGTCGCGAAGTTGTATGTCTCGCCAACCGCTCGCAGGCCGGCAGGGCCGCCGTATCCCATGCGCGGTCCTTCGGCACCAGCAACGATCTTGCTGATCTCGCCAAACTCGCGGACGATGACCATCGTGCCCATCAAGTATGACAACTGCTCGGCAGCCAACTTGCGGGCAATGTCCTCGAGGTCTTCGGGCTCGTCCTCCGTCTTTGGCACCATCGCCTTTCGGATCAACTGGCCCAGCACGACAGGAACCACGAACAGCATCGCATAGTCGGCAGCCAGCTTGCCCTTGTTCTTGGCAGTCATGGTCTGAACCGCAGCCATGTTGTAGACCGTGTTCATGTAACCGTAGAACACCGTGAACAACTTCAGGCCGGCACCGCCACGCTCAACACGGCTCAAGTCCTTCAGCATGCCGCCGCCCTGCGAATCGATCACGGCCTGGTCAGCCAGCGCGATGGAAGTGTCCTCGTCGCGGCCCTCGTACAGTGCCTTCTCGTAGGCACCGATCCAAGTCGGGACATCGACCATCCGCTGCATCCGCATCATCAGGAAATAGGTGCCCATCTTGATGCGGCGCATGGCAACGCTGTCGCCCTGCACCATGTTCCGCAGTTCGTTCAACTCGCGGAACTGCGTGCGAGAACGATTCGCCATGAAATCAGACTTCTCGTTGACCATCTTCATAGACAGCAACGGCGACTGTGCGACGGCGGCGATGCCACGACCGATCCACTTCACGCCAACCCTGACGATGGACTGGTTGAAGCCTGTGATCTGCAATGCCGCGCTGACCACGTTGAAGCCGAGGCCTGCGGAACTGATGCCCTGGCGCAGGAAGTTCAGGGCCATCTCGGCTTCGTTCTGCACACCGCGCTCGCCGGCAGCGACATCCTTGATCCAAGTCTTCAACTGGCCGATGAACTCTGGGCCATACTTTTCACGCACGGCCTCGTCAAACGCCTGAGAGCGCATGAGGCGATTAGCCTGAATCAGCCATCGGTGCCACGACAGGTCATGGATGACCTCATTGACGCCGCCGTACATGCCAGCCAACGTGTAGAGCAGTGGTCGTTTATCTTTCAACTCCTCAACGCGAGCCTTTGTGTAACTGCGGCGCGTGGTCGCGCTGGTGAATGCACCAGCCAGGTCTCGCTTGGCAACCTCTGCGTCGGACATCGTTTCCGAACGCATGGATGCTCGAGGGTCGTACTTGATCGGGTAATAGCCACCTCGCAGCGTGACCGTCTTGCCATCCGCCGTCTGCACGATCAATGGCTTCGGCTCAACCCAGTTCGGCTCCTTTCCGTACAACTCGCGCTCCTTCGCAGCGATCTCCGGTCGGTATGTCTCGAAGTAGTCCCAAACTTGCTGAACGAGGTTCCATTCATCCTCCGTCAACGACTGGAGAATCGGCGTGATCTGCTCAATCGACCAACTCTCGCCATTGAGAAGCCGCTGAATGTTGCCGTCGTTGCCCATGTTCAGGGCAATGACAAGCCTAGCCTCGCGGTTGAAACTGCGATCCACGGTCGGGAAGTATTGGCCCTTGCCACCCATCTTGCCGAGCTTGAAGATCGGCGCGAACATCGCCGTCAGGCGCTCGGTCGCCTGCGCCCGCATGGTCGTTTCCTTGTCGCCGGCATCGTTTGCCGAACGAATCAGGTAGTTCCACACCGGGCCTCCATCCTGGGCTCCGTCCAGGATCCGGGCGATGGATGCCGCCTTCAGGTGTGCGCCGATGAAACCCTTGAGCGTGGTGATGGCTCGACCGATGTTCGTGGTCGCGGTCCGGGCGTTCGCCTTGCGGTCGCCGGCATTGGCGATCACGCTCGTCACAATCTCGTCGCGCACCTTCTCGAAGTCGGCCTTCTCCGCAGCCAACTTGATCTTCCGCTCATTCTTGCCCATGAACTCAATCTGCTTCACGGCATCCATGACCGCGTTGAATTCCGTGACAGTCAGGTTGCGCCACGGCCTGCGGTTCGATTCAGCCAGCACTTCAGGATCAATGTCTGGCTCAAGTCCTTCGGCCCGCTTGGCTTCCACCCACGCGGCCAAGTCGGCCCGGCGGGCAGCCTCTGTCCGGCTGATAGGTGCCAGTTCAAACCTGTCCAGAATGCCGGTGATCTGATCGGCATAGTCCGCACCCATCCGCTGGCGGTTGCTGTCGCGCAGCACCCTGCGGAGGTATTTCAGTCCCTTCTGAATCGCGTCATCGGCCTTCTGGGCCTCGGTCGCCAGCGCGTTCTGGTAGAGCTGCTGCCGCTTGGCCTGGAGCATGATCTGCTCGCGGGTGGCGTCCGCACCGTACCGCTCCCGCAGGCGCTTGGTATCGGCTCCTCGGGCCGCCTCAATGGCATCCCGTGACGCCCTAGCCTCCGCCGCCGCGTACTGGTCTGGCCGCAGGTCGCGGATAACTGTGTTTCCGACCGCGTCCACGGCAGCCTGCCTAGCGGCCTCCTGGATGACCCGGACGGGCTGGGTGGCCTTGGACAGCCACCGGGCCTCAACGGCCACCAGACGGGCTCTGGCTTCGTTATGGATGGCACGGTTGACCGCCGCCTCCTGCGCCTTCGGGTCGCCCATCTCGGAGTAGTCCCGGACCATGATTTCGTCCGTCCGGGCGTCCACCACCTCGCGCATGGGCTTGGCGTCGGCCAGCGCCTGTAGCAGGGCCGAGCCGGCGGGGAAGCCAAACATCTCGGCCACTACATCCGGGTGCAGTCCGTCCTCGGCTAGGTAGCCGTACTTGCCACGGCCCATCTTCGCCATGTCCAGGCCCGGCACGAACTCGCGGGCCAGCGCCGTGTTGATCTTGTGGACGCCCTCGACCGTGGTTTCGCTGCCGTCCGGGCCGATCAGGGTGCCGCGCTTCAGGTACTCCATCGCACGATAGATGGGCTCCTGCCGCACCTCGGCCATGACTTGGTCGCGCACTTCCTTCCGCTGGGTGTCATGGGCCTTCTGCAACTCCTTCAGCTTCTTGCTGCGAGCGTTGCTCATCCACTCCACCTGCTTCATCGTGTCGGTAGTCAGGGCCGCGATCGCCACGTCCGTGGCCTCCTTCTGCATGGCCTGGTATGCAGCCCACTCCGTATCGTCCATGCCAGACTGCTCTTGCGTCTGGAACAGACCCTTCATGTTGTTCACGGCCTCGGCACGCTTGATCTGCTCCTCGCTCGCGAGCATCCGATCGAAGACGGACCGGATCTCCGGCGTCAGGATCGGAAGGTCAGTGCCGAACTCCCGGCGGTAGATCGCGTTCAGATCGTCGCGCAGCGACTTGTACACGCGCCGCATCCATGCCGCGATCCTGTCGAACACGCCGCGCATCTCGACGCTGGGAGCCTTGCCCTCGAGCAGGTAGTCCTCAAAGTTGTAGGTGATCTTCTCTTCGAGCGGCCTGCGCTGCTCGAAGGTCAGCCCGTTGTACGTCGCCAGCCGTTCCTCGAAGGTTGCGCCGGCAACGCCCATGAACTTGAACAGTTCGTCCAGGTCAGCCTTGATCCTCGCCGGCGCGTCGGGCGCACTAGCAATGCGAAGATAAACTTCCACTTTGTAGTGGATGAGTTCATGGAACAGGGTGGTGACATCGGCACCCTTGTTGATGACAGTTGTTAGCGTGCGCGGGTCGTGTCCGCCTCGGGCTGGGCCAGGTGACGGCATGGCCTGAAACAGCACTTCACCACGCGCCTCTGGAGAAACAGACATCTGGCGCACCGCCCTTTGGCGATCCTGTTCATTCCCAGCGATATATGACATGTATGGGATGCCACTGCGCTCAAGAATGTCGCGGGTTTGCTGTGATGCATCTGTCGGAATTACTGCGCCAGCAAACTCATCCAGTCGCACCGCACGCTGTGGCTTGGCTTCAAAGTATGGCACTGGCGCATTGAACAATGCATCAGCGGCATCAATGGCCTGTTCGATAGTTTCCGCTGGCATGCTGCCAATGGCAAATTGCTCACGGCTCAATGCTTCGCGCATTGCCTTTGCGCTTCGCTTCTTGCGCTTTCCATACCGAGCCAGCGCCTTCATAGACGCATCCATTGCAGCCCATGTGTCTTGCTTTCCACGCCAATCAGTAAGCCGCGTGTAGTCCACAACCGCTAGACGATACGCCTCAAGCGTTTTTTCCGATTCCTTTCGCGCCTTGCTGTATTCATCCGGATTGACAATGGCCGTCTTTGCGGCTTCTCGCATTTCTTCAAGATCCGGGAATGCACGTGCACGCTTTGCCCGTGCTGCACCAGCTCCAAATGTCAATCCCTTTTCCTCACCCTTGACCTTAGCAGAAGCCATAAAGTCAACGATATTTCCAAGCGTATATGGACGCTTTAGTTTGCCATCACGAAGGAATGGCGCACCAAACTGTCCTCGCGTTTTCTTATCAACCCAGGTCTTGTATTCCGCGTATGACGGTTCCAGTTTCTCTGTCAACGCATTCGCTGTCGCTTCCCGCGCCACACGCTGACGGTTAGTTTCTTGAACATCCCTGCTCAATCGTTGCAGTGTCGTGGGCGTGAATTGTTTTGCCCATTCTTCAACACGTCCTTCTGGTAGTTCTTCTGCAACGCCCTGATATTGCCTACGCACTTCATCGGCGTATGCAATCTTGAGAGCAGCGTATTCAGGACTAGCCTCCATCACGTCATATGCCTGCTGTTGATCGACTGCCAAATAAATTGGAGTCAAACGATCAATTGCCTCCCATGTCAGGCGCGACAATGTTGGTCGTGTTTCCAGTATTGGAGCGATTTCAATTCCACGCTCTCGCAAGTACATCGCCATGATTGCTGGCGAACGCAACCAACGCTCCGCTAATTTGTTGGCATCTGGTTCGTTGACGAGAAAATTAAATGTGCTATCAACCAGTCCTACGTCATCAAACTCGGTTTGTAGATCACGAATTGACGCGACAACGGCATCTGCCTTTGCAGTCGAAACTTTCGGCCATTCCGGGCGTGGGAACCTAGCCGAATATGCATCGGCCTCAAATACTGGCGTTGTACGAGGCTCGGCCATCTCGCGTGTACCGAGCAGCGTGATTTCACCAAAGCCCTCAACGCCGCCTGCTTCCTCTGTAATGACTCCGATTGAAGGAACCGCAAGACCACCCATCCGCTCGGCGAATTGCAGATTGTCAGCGGACAGATTGTGTACTGCCATCAAGCGCGGCCCAGTTGCCGCCTGCTCAAACACCTTGGGGCTGGTGATGTCGAACCGGCGCGACAGCGGGACGACGTTGCCCTGCTCGTCGCGGGTTACGGGGTCGGCGGATTTCAGTTGTTCCGAATCAAAGGCGATATAGGAGTCTTCACGACCCTCTGCTTCGTTCTTATAAACGATTCCGTCATAACCCTTGCTAACTAGAAAATCACGAATTGGAGCAAGTGCATCGTAGTACGCAAACATGTCGCCGCTTTCCGGCGAACCAGCACGCATTTCTTCTGGTATTTCGTCTAGCAGTTCGGATCTCTGACGCTCCGTAATAATTGCTTCGGGCAAAGAGTAGATCACCCGATCTGCTGACCACACACCGAGATCCTTGAGGCGCAACGGATTAGCAATCCGTGCGCGAAGTTTCATCGTGCGCTGGCCTAGCATTCCTTCGGGAATGCCAGCGCCAATGTGAAATCCAAGTTCTCCTGCTTTGAACTCCGAAAACCATTGATTGGTTTGATGTTCTGCTTCAATTGTGTACCCGGCCTGGTATGCGGCATCATCAACCATCCGTTGCGCGGTCGCGGTGTCTCCGCGCTCAACGGCAGTCATGTAGTCGGCGTCCATGCTGGAGATGGCGGCCTGCTCAAAAATCTTTGGGCTACCAACATTGAACCGGCGCGACAGCGGGACGATATTGCCAGCCTCGTCGCGGGTTACGGCGTCTGCAAGCTTGATCTTGTTCTCGTTCAAGACAACGGTAGAAATGAATGTTCCATCTACCGCATCCGGGTCCTCATCAATCAACTTGACAATGTCGTATCCATCTTCCGCAGCGGTTGCCTGAATATCTTTCCACCTTCGTCCGCTCCCTGTTCCTTCCCAGTCATAAAGGCGACCGCTCATAACAGCGTCTTCAGGAGTAACGGATTCTCCAGAAGCACGATCAACAAAATCCCAATTCCCATCTTCAGACCATTTACGAATCCATGCAATGACTTCTGGTGTTTGATTTGTCAAGTCAAGCGTTCGTCCGCCAACATAGAAGCGTCTGGCACCACCTTCTTTGCCAGCATATTTGTCAGCGACATACTGATTTGTAGTCGTGAAGATTCCGGGTTCTCGTCGTGCGCCTCGCCGATATTCCGTGATTTGTGCTGCGTTACGATCTCCACGCCAAACAATTTCCGTTAGTCCACTTGCCTTTGCCGCCTCGTCCACCATGCGCTGCGCGGTCGCCATGTCGCCGCGCTCGACGGCAGCCATGTAATTCGTATCAATACGCGCCGCCTGCTCCATCGCCTGAACTGGCATCCCTTCGCCAACAATCGTCGGCGGATACTTGCGGTTGTATTCCTCCGGCGTGATGCCCATCGCAGCGGCATCTACTACCGCCATCGCCTGGTGGATCTTCGCGTATGTGCGGGCCTGCACGTCTGAATAGCCGACCGCCTTCACCGCGTTGAAGATCGAATCCTCGACCGCCTGCGCCGACTGCACGAACGCGGCATCGACCGTCTGCTTCTCCTCCATCAACTTCTCGGCCTGGGCGACAATCTCCGCACGTGACGCCTCAACGGCCTGCGCCTCGGTCGCGCTAATCGCGTCCGGAGCGAGCCGCATATGTGGCAGCAATGCGTTGCCAAGATCCGTGCCGGCCAGCCGGGCCGCGTACTGCGCGGTCGGGATCGTCACATCGCTGCCCGTGGTAGCGGCATCGCGCACCTTCTGGGCCAGCCCTGGCACCACGGCGTCAAGCTGCGAGTCGGTCACGGCGGCCTGCTCGAGGACGCCGCGCATGGTGGCTCCGTCCACGAACACGGTCTCGGCGTTGGTGCCAGCCGCCTGCGCAGCCACGAAACGCTCGTATGCGCCGACATCACGACCGCGCACCTTGCTCTCGGTCGCGTTTTGGGTCAGGCTCTCAAAGAACTTGGTTTGCTTCGTTGTTTGCTTTGCACGTCGCAAATCAATCGCAATGTTGATTCCTGGGCCGATGCCGCCGATTGCGGACACGCCAAGCGCAGTCCGAACAATTACATCCGTCAACTCATTCTTGATGCTCTGGCGGCCTTCACGTGTGGCAAGTCTGGATTGGAATGCCTCTGGATCAGAGATATAACCACCCATTTCATCGAACGCGATTTCGACAACCTGCTGGCTGACTTCAGTACCAATTTCACCACCGACACCCTTGGCATATGACGTGCCGAAGTTAGCGATCGCCTTGCCAACGGTTGGGCGTGTCACCGCCTCATTGGCGGCATCCATCACCATCCGCGACCACACGCCCTTGAACGGAGCGGCCAGCAACTTGACACCGTATACCTCAAGCGCACCGCCAAGCAATCCAACGCCAAGCGCAGTAACGCGAGCAACATCTGGGTCCATTCCGGCATCCAGATTCTTCATGTAGTTGTTGCCGGCCATCACTCGTCCAGATGTCGAAATCATTGCGCTAGTTGCACCAGCGCCCATTCCAAAGATGGTTGCAGCAGGCACCGTGACTATTTCTTCCGGCAAGAAGATTTGTGGTCCAAATTGCCCGGCGAGCAATGCTCCGCCAGCACCAATACCGCCACCAATCACAGCGCCTTTTACTGATTCTTCTGCGGTGCGCTCAATCTGTCCAAGCAGTTCTCCGGTTTGACGCCAGAAACCAGTATCTCCGGCAAGATCCGCCAACTCCTGCTGGTATGCATTCCATTGGCGCTGTTCATCTTCGGTTGGCTTTCCACGCAATTGTGCGGTTGTGCCAAGCAACCCAGCCTCGGTTGTAATTCTTCCTGTTCGGAAGCCTGCCATGAATTCGCTCGGCAGCTCCGAAACATAATCCATTGTCTGCGCAAGTTTCTCCAGCGTTCCAACGTCATCGCTTGCCTGGTTGGCAAACGTCCTGTCCATCAGGAACGATGCCAGCACCGGGTTTGTCCGCGCGATGTCACGCGCCTGCATGTCGGCCATAAACGCGCGCTGACGCACCTCGTCCATGTTCCGAAGCGCAACGTCCTGCCCGACACCGATACGCGCACCGAGCCGTGATGCCTCCGCAGCCTGGTCAGGGTTCACACGGGACGCGCTCATTAGCGATGACATCAACGGGATCTGGTCCCGGTTCACGATGTCAAGCACGTCCGGATCAACGGGCTCTGGAATCGTTGGCTGCGACATCGCAGGCTCTTGCGACACCGGCTGTCCGATGACAGCCAAAACATCCGGATCGACCGGGCCGCCCTGGTTCTGCGATGGTGCGAACTCTGCGCGGCGCTCGTCTGGTGTAAACGGAATCATTGTGCTGGCTTGCCCTTACGAATCCAATAGTCGGCGAGTTGAGTCATCGTCGGATTGCTGACGCCTGCCTTGCGGAAAGCCGGCAGTGCAGTTCCAGTAATCCATGTCTGCGGCATGTCCATCAACTTTACCTGCGCATCTCCGACCATGACGTATGCGGATTGACGCTGCTCTGGCGTCATTGCACCGAGGCTCATTTGCTTGTCCCACCACCAACTGCGTTCGACATACGCCTGCTCACCGTACTGAATGATCGCACCGTCGATCACCCGCTGCTTCTCCTCGCGTGACAGTGGCCGCTTCTGTCGCTCCTGCTCGGCGTCAATCATGGTCTTGACCGAATTGCGGAACATGAGCGAAGCCTGCTTGTCCTCATCCGACTTCGGATCTGCCATCTTCGTCATGTTGTTGGCAAACAGCGTTGCCTCCAACTGGTCGGCATCGACCGTGGCTGCGATCACCTTGCCTGGCGCATTCACGTCGCCGAGTAGCTTGATATAGGTGTCTCGGGTCATCCTGCCACGGTTGTCCTCGAGGTATTCCCGAGTCAGAACGCCTGGATTGCGTGCGATCTCCTCCATGACATCCAGCTCATCCGTCTGTCGCTGGGCCTTGAGGAACTTGGCCTGATCCTGTGGCTTGAGCCGGCCCCAAGCAGACGGCGGGACATTCGCCACCGTATTGCCGGGCGCGGCAAGGAATTGCTCCATACGGTCGATCAGCAGGCCATACTCCTGCCGCTGGAGAGCCTCCTCCTGCCCGTATTGCGTCCGTAGAGCCGCCTGGACGCCCTTGCGGATCTCCTGATCCTTGATGCCGTCCGCAATGTCCAAAGCGTCCCGGAGCGATCCTGGCGCTTCCTGCGGGTTGTTGGCCTCATCGTCAGGCATCCCGACCCTGCCATAGCCACGGATCGTGGTCGCGTACTGGTCGATCATCCATCGGTCACGGTTGGCGTCGATGCTGGACAGCAATGGCTGCGCGGCCTTCTCCTCGAGGTTGCCGGCCTTCAGTTCCGCCTTCACAAACTTGTATGCCTCGTCATAGTCGCTCTCGAGCATCAACCGATTGACAACGCCATCCGTGACCTGCGTGCGCACCTGAATGACCAAAGCCTTCATCTGTGGAGAATCCTCTGTAAAGCCAAGTGCCCTGCCAGCGGTGCGGATCTCGTTTTCGGCGACGCCGAGGTTGATCGCATAATCAGACATCGGAACATCGCGATTCTCGTGGTCCTCAATTGCCAATTGAATGAACTGCTCTCCACGCGCACGAGCGGATTCGACCGTTGCTTTCTTGACCTCGGCATCGCGGTGATTCAACATCTGCGTCTGCGCAGACATCATGTGGCGAGCCATGACGTTTCGATACATGGACTTCTGTGTATCGTTGTCAAGACTGTCAAGGCTTCCACCAACGATCTGCGCCATCGCATCTTCCGTTTGCGCAAATCGCTCCGCAGCTGCCAGACCGGATGACCGCAAGTAACCATCCTGACCTCGCAGAACGCTATTGAATTGCCGCATCGACTCCAATTCAAAGTTTTTGGCTTTTGACTCGTCAATCGCGTCCTGAATCGCACTGCCGATGCGGAATGCAACGTCGCCGGCCTGCGTCATTGCACGGCCAAACTGCACCTGCTGCTGGGCGGCAAGGTTCTCGGTGACTGCCACCTGCGGTGCCTGCACCATTCCGATGTCGCCTGCGCCTCCCGGCGCGACCTGCGGTACGAACGTGGTAGGTACGGTCGGCATGGATTACGTCCTCTGCTGGCTCACGCCAGCCAACAGTTCCTCGATGCGGCGGTTACGAGCCCACATGCCGCCAATGTCCGCCGCGCTGCCAAGCAGGCTCGTACCAAGCGCCAGACCGGGATAGATCGTGCCGGCAGTCGCCTGCAAGTTCTGGGCCGAGATGTCGGCCATCGTCGCACCGACGCCGATGTTGAACGCCTGCAACTTGGCAGCCTCGGCTGCGCGCACCGTCTGCGCGTTCATGCTCAAGCGGTCAATCTCCTTGATGAGATCCATGCTGCCCAGCACCTCGGTAGGCGTGCCCTCGCCAAGCGAGATGCCTCGAGCAGCCATTGCCGCCTTCGCGCCGGCGCGTGCCTGGCCGGCCTGCATGGCGTACCTGCCGAACCGCTCCTGCCCTTCGCGGCTGATTTCGCCAGCCGTGAACCGGGCCATGCCCTGGTTGATGCGGGCCATCTCGGCGGCGAACCGCTGGTTCTGCGCCTGCATCTTGAGCTGGTTCTGCTGGCTCTGCGCCGAGTAGTACGAGCCGATGGCGCTGGTCGCAGATCCAAAAATCGCCATGATCGGGCCAGCCACGCTGAACGCCTCGGCGAACTGCGCTGCGGTCGATGGCGCTGCCGCAGCCGGCGCATTCGCAGCAATGGCCTGATTCTGCATGCTCGTCAGGTACGGGTAGTTCTGCGCCTGCGTCAGCATGGTGTTGTCCATGCCTGGGAAACTGAAGCCCGGCGTATTCGGCGTGGTTGTCACGAATCCCATATCAGCCTCCGATAGCGACCTCGAGGGTGAGTCCAACAATCGTCAGCGGCAGCGGATCAACCTGCCGCACATAGATTTGACCATTTTGCTGCCAGGTCGGCGTCAGCTTCACGCCAACCTCGTCAGTCTTCAGCGATGGCGGCGATCCGTATGGTTCCGTCGTGCGCCACTTGGCCTCAACCAACTTGTTTTCGCTCGGTCCCACAAACAGACCGCTTGACCTGTAGACGCGCACGAACGCCTCGTTGATGTTCTTGGCTCGGCCCTGACCGAATGCCTCAATCTGCAACGTCAACGGCAACGTCTGCAAGTCGCTCTCGTATGGCAGGCCCACCGTGATGATTGTGGACGGACGCTGGATCGTGACCGATCCACCAGTCACCACAACCTGCGGCATGACAGCGCCATCACCCAGCACGCTGACGGTCTTGCCCTCGAGGTGCGATAGGCCGCTGACCGTGTCGCGAGCCCAAGCCCAGACCGCCGTGGCCACGCCTCGCAGGGCAACCGCCAGCGTCTTGTCCACTCGCGCAGTCGCTACCGTCGTGCTGGTCGTGGACAGGATCGTGAGCCTGTACTTCGTGCCATCTGATCCAGTAAGCACGATCACGTCACCGACATCGGTCGTGGCCGGGAACTGGAAGATCGCGCTGCTGGCAGTGATCGTCAGCACCTCTGCCGGCGTCCAAACCGTGCCGCCCGTAACCGTGACCGTCGTTGCCGTCGTGTTCGTGCCGTTGTACGTCAGGCCGCTATCGACGTGGAAACAGTTCTCAAGCGTGGACACGGACCGCGTTGCGAACCGCTCGACGTACCGTTTCGTGTTGCCTCCGATTGTGCGCTTCACGATGACGTAGAGCGCATCCTCGGTGCCCTCGGCAACAGCAGTACAAGACTCAAAGTCACCGTCCGTGTCGTGCCTGTGCCAGGCAGCCACCTGCTGCTCCGGGATATAGGTCAGGCCCAGCATGTCGCCATTGCTCGAGATGAACCAAAGCAATGGGTGCGGAGCCTTGCTGTAGCACATGTCCGTGATGGACAGTCCATCAAACAGGTGCGTTGCGCGCAGCGACAGGTCGCCGGTCACGAATCCGCTGGCCTGCCACGAATAGCCAAGTTCACGCACATGGCCGTCACGGGCAGAGCCATAAACCACCGTGTTATTCACGATGGACGGCTGGACATTGCTGGCACCAACGTATGACTGCGGCCGCACCGAAATTGTGGTCGGCGTGATGACATCGCTATTGACCGGACTGATCCGCCATTCCGCCGCGCTCGTCAATGCGAGCAGCTGCGTCAGCGGGACAAGGTGGCGAATCGTGTTTGCCTCTCGAGCGGCGACGCGGAACTTGATTCGATCCGTGTCCTCTGTCGGGATCGAATACGACATGTCGCTTTCGGTGCCGCTCTTGGTCATCCAGATCGTTTGCGGCGCGTTGTTCGTGCCAGCAAACAGACGCCTCTGCTCGAAGTAACTGACCGCGCCGGGGTAGTTGTTGACGCTGCTGAAGACGGTGTCATACACAGGCGGCGTGATGCCAGTATCGGGCGCGATGTTGTCGTCGTTGATGGACGTTGAAGCCGTCTGGCCGATGAATCCATACAACCCGCCCTGCAACTTGTAGACGTTGTAGCGTGATGCGCCGGCGACAGCAGTCCATGCGATGGTCACGAATCCTGGAGTCGAATTGCCGAAATCAACAGACACCGTGGCGGAACTGCTCTGCACACTTTCGCTGACGTCGTCATCCGCGACTGCCGTCACCACATACGAATAGTCGATGCCTGATCCGAGTCCAGTCAAGGTCGCAGTCACGCCGGTCGGCGCAGTAACAGACGCCGCGAAATTGATCGTGGTCAGGGTCCAGGTCGTGGCACCAAGCCTGCGCAGCTCACGCGGCGCATAGTTCGGATGCACCAGCGTCAGCACGTCAGCCGACTGCACGTAGTGGATATCGAACAGGTCTGCCTCGGCATACGGGGTCGGGATCTCATAGATGCCGGCAGGAAGTGGATACCAATACGTCGCATTGGGCGGCGTCTTGTTGATCGCCTTGGCAATGCAGTAATAGTTGACGCCTCCGGACGAAACCAGAGATCCAATTGCATACGGCGTCGCGCCAGTGTGGACGCCACTGCCTGCGCTGCTTGTGACGATTGGAATGCCGCCGGCTGCGGTCGCGATTTCAAACGTGTTCGTCGCCGCGTTGATGACGTAGTACACGGTGTCAGGCAGCATGCCTGTCGGCAACGATCCAGTAGTTGTGAATCCGACTTCTGCTCCGTTTGCAAGGCCATGTCCCGACCAGTTGATGACGGTCGGCGTGCTGGCCGTGTGTGTTCCTGACTGCGACCCGGTTGTGTCGATAGCCGTTCCGCCAGATGTCAGCGACAACCTGAACGTATTCAAGGCGGAGTTCACGACGTAGTACACGACTCCAGGCAGCAATCCAGTTGGCAATGCTCCTGTCGTTGACAGAATGACGCGATCTCCGTTTGACAGTGTGTGACCAGTCCACGTCACGACTCCGGGACTTGCAATCGTGATGGTGACAGTTGCCTGCTGCGATTGAGTAATCGTGACCGTAGTGCCAGGCACATATGCAGATGGGCTGCCGGGCCCGAGCGTCGCACCCTGCGTATGGAATCGGAAGTAGTTCGGACCCATCTCCAACACCATCGTCTGGGTGGTGCTGAACGTGAACGGAATCAAGCGGGTGCGCTTGGTGCTGTCCTTGACCTCGCGCACGAACGCCGTGCCGGCCCGGTTCTCTGCCGGACCCTGCGGCGTCGCAATGAAGTTCCGCATCGTGGCAGCGCCGGTCTGGAACTTGATGTCATCCAGCCGGCCCCACATCTCGGGCGACACCTCGCCGCCTGCGAAGGATCGGTTGTAAGTGCGGGTCTGCGGCATATGTCAGCGCCCGCTCATCCAGGTCGTGATGTGTTCCGGCTTGATGTTGCGCTGGTTCGCGTCAGACATGCGAGCCTGCTGCATGTAGCCCATCATCATCTGGGTGCAACGCTTCGCTTCAGCTGCGCCCTGGTCGCCCTTGATGACTGGACCAGCCAGCATCGATGCAAGATGCCACGAAAGCGCCATCACGAACAGCGGATCGAACTTGGTCGGATCGGTCACAAGCGCCTGATAGCGCAGGATCGCACCTTCCTGATTCGTGTAGATGACCTTGTTGCCGTTGGTGTCAGTCTCAATCGAGTATTCCTGCGGCACGTACACGCCGGCACCAACGAACGGAGTGTTGATCCAGCCCCAGCCGTAACGGTCGGCCGGGTACGGTCGAATGGTGTAGTCGTTCTCGACCTCGGGAGGGAGAACAGACACCGCAACCATCATGTCGCCTGGGCATGCGTAGGCGTAACGCCACATCGTGTATGGCATCGTGACGCTGGCAAGTGCCACGCGGCGCGACGCGAAGTTCCAGTTGTGCATTTGCAGCAGGCTGTCTCGAGCGATCGCATAGAACCGCGCGCAATGCTCCGCCTGTGCAGATCCCTCCGGCGGATCAATGCTGGCGACTGTTGCATCGTCGCCAAGGTGCGCCAGTGCCAGATTGCAGATTTCGACTTCGGATGCCATGCCTGCCTCCTAGTGATGGAGGGGAGCCGGGGTTGCCCCGCGACTCCCCTCCTGTCACTGCGAACTCACATCGCCTTATCCCTGCTGCTGATCGTGCGAAACCGCCTTGCGTGGCCGGCCAGGTCGCCGCTGAAGCGGAGTTTCCGCAACAGCAAGCGCTTCTTGGACTGGCCGTGCAAACTGTCCGTCTAGGACGGTCAGATTGCCGTTCGGCGGGCCGTTGTACTCAAAGACTTCACCCTCCTTGCGGAGGCCGTTGTCTACGAAGCACACAGTATTCGCGCGGACCTTTGGCATGGATCAGGCTCCTTGAATCACGTCACCCGGAAACCACTGGCGTAGAACTTGCGTCCGTCCTGCACGTTGTGCACGATCTCGGCAAGGATGCTTCCAGTGGTCGGATTGGTGCCGTTCACATCGTAGCGGGCGCCGAGGTAACGCAGGCCGAGGCTTGCGATCTGCGGCGGCAGAGCGACCACGTACTGCTTGCCGGCGGTCAGGCCAGCGAGCAGGACGTTCGTCTCTGCAAGAACGGTGTGCGACGAGAGGTTGGCATTCGCAGAAATCACCACCTCGAGGTCGAGGCTGGTGAGAGTGTTGAATGCCTCAACCACGGTGAACACCATGAACAGATCCGAACCCTCACCGATGTCTCGGGCGGTGCCGAGGTCAATGGTGTCGGTCGAAACGGCGTCAGCGGTAATCGCCTGACCCGTAATGGCGGAGCCGGGGGTGTTGGACCCGGACACAACGAGAAACTTGTCAGTAATCATTGTTGTTTTCCTTTCTGTCGGGTCTATCAGGACACGACGGCTTCGGTGTTGACGATGGCATCCACGCGGCGCAGAGGCACGCCCTGGAACGACAGCCAGCTGTACGGCATTCCGAACTGCGACAGGCCCTCATTGACCTTCAGGACGTACTGGCTCTTGTCGAGCGCAGCAATCGCGAGGCCGCTGTGGACAGTGCGGTTCATGTAGAACGCAGCCCGACCCATGCCCATGTTGGGAATGCGGTACAGGGCACGGCTCATCAGCTTGATGATGGCCGTAGCAGCTCCGGGAGCCTGCGTCGTGGCCTGCGCAATCAGGTCATCGGTGTCGATGTTGCAAATGCGGACCACGTAGCGCCAGTCCTTGACCACAAGACCGTTCTTCCACTGGTAGCGGGTGGCATACGCCTGGAGACGGGTGCCATCGCTGTTGTAGACGGTCTGCTCGCCAAGATCCTCGTGGATCAGGCCAGCCGCGCTGCCCTTGGGGAACGGGCAGTACACGGTGTTGTCACCCCACACGACGAGGTAAATCGACGTGTTGCTGGTGGCATCGCTGCCGCCGGCGGTGATTACGTTCTGCGTATTGTTTGATCCGGACAACGACGAGTAACGCGGCGCCAGGCCGAGAAACTGCTTCGGATCGGTGGAGGGGTTGCCATAGAACATCGTGGTCGCCTGGGTCTGGTTCATGGCCTCAAGGAAGGCCACGTCCTCGGACAGGCGGAACTGCGCGGTGTTGCCGTTCAGCATCGCAAGATCCTTGTCCACCTCGCTGCGAGCCTCGAGGATTCCGCAAGCCTCGTCCACCTGCGCGGTCGTGCTCTTGCTGCTCGGGATGCCCTGGTTCAGCGCGCGCCAGTAGACGCCTGGCAGACCAGTGCGGATCACGACGCGCTCGCCGGTGGGCAGGTTGCCCTCCTTGAAAACGCAGTCCTCGAGGATTTCGTTGCTCTGGGACAGCAGCTCCGCGATGACCGGCACGCGGCCCTCGGGATCGGTTCGCTTCGCCCAATCGGCGAGCGTCAGGTTAGAAGTGGAGAGAGTTGCCATTGTGATTTCCCTTTCGTGGGATTAGGTGTTACTTGGGTACAGAGCATCGGCGAAGTCACCAAACGTCTTCGGGCCGTTCTTGGCCTGTCCGACACTTCCGGTGACAATCCGATCCTCACTGATTGCCTTGCCTGCGCGGTACATGAACCGGATTACTTCCGGGTGATCGCCCAGGCCAGACGTGTTGAGCAGCGTGCGAAGTTCGGACGTGCCGAACGTGTCAAGAGCCTTCTTGGCAGTGGACAGGTTCTCGGCCAGCTTGTCGCCGCCGAACTCCTGGTCAGACTTGGCTGACGCAACCCACTCGCCACGAATGGCCTTGACCTGCGATTCTTGACGCTGGGCCAGCGTTGGGCCCATACGGTCGAGAATCTTCTGCGCGGCATCCTGCGTCAGGTTCAATTCGCGTGCAACCTCGGAGAAGTTCTTCACCACCTCCGAGTCGAACTCGCGGCCTTCTGGCGCCTTGAATTCGTACTTTTCAGGAGCCTTCGGCGTTTCGGCCTTGGTCTCCGTCACGTTGTCCGCAGCCTTGCTCTCCGTGGCCGGCTCGGCGGCTGAAGAGTCCTTCGGCGCAGTTGCCTTCTGCCCATCACCATAAAGCGCCTCTGCCGTCGCAGAAGCGCCGCTAGGTGCCGAAGATGCCTGGGAGCCGTTAGTTGGAGTTGCGGCTTCCATCATCGTTGGTTCGTTCATCTGCTGTCTGCTCCTTCATCATGGTTGGATACAGTTCCGGGCATTGCGTGTGGATCATGCCCAGAATGCGAAGCCCGTAGTTCCTGTGACCTTCGGCGAATGACATTGCCATCGCGTTGGTGTTGAACGACGAACGGAACACTCCTGCCTGATCCAGAAGCCGCCAAATGACGCGGCGGCCCCGCTTGTTGCCCATGAGCCATTTGAGATCCGCCTCTTCATTCTCCCGAGCCAGCCGTTCACGCAGTTCGCGTTCTGCCTTGCTGCGATCCTGGCTGCGCAGGTCAAGCGGGTCGTAGTTGCTCACGTCGGGAATTTATGAAATGCCAGATTTTGTACGGGCACCGTCACGTGCTGGTGATCTTGAGATTCCATGCTTCAAGCGTGATGAACTCGTTGGCGGTTGCAATCTGCCCGGTGATGGCGAACGTCTGCGCGATGCCGAATCCGCCAGTCGGGGTCATGGTGACGTTTGCGCCAGTTGACGCACCGTGTCCGGGTGCCGCAAGAGCGT